GTCGGACGCGCGTCGTATAGCGTGTTTGTGCTGATATCTGCGAACGTGCCATGTTCCGGCACCCACGTCGGCAAAGCGGTGGTCGGCGCAATACTGATCGCCAGCCGCACCGCCTGGCCGCTCGCAAACGCCGAATCGCTCAACGTGAACCGCCCGCCCGGCCCGAACGAGCCTTCCAGCCACCGCGTATCCGCCGAATTGCGGACGCGCATCTTCCACGTCGCCGCATTCGGCGTGCCCGTCCCACTGTATACGCCAGACAGCAGCGCAGACGCCGACAGCGTCCCGTCCGTGGCCGTCAGCGGCCCGGTGAACGAGCCGGTGTAGACGACGCTATCCGACGAGTACACGTCTGCGTACAGCGTGCCGCTGCCGATGCTGTCCGCAACGGCCTGCGCCTTCGCAGTCGCGCCGGATGCCGCCAGGTAAGCGGCGAGCGTTACAGAGTCGAACATCAGGCGTGCGTGATCGTACCAGTCGCCAGCGTCACCGTCTGTCCCGACGCGATGCTGACGTTCGACAGCTCGATATCCTCGCCGCTGCTCGCCGCGCCGACCGTCAGGCCGCTGATGACCACGGTTCCGTCGCCGTCCTTGATCCGCGCCTCGACAGCCGTCGTGCCGGTGCTCGCCGCAGCTTCGCCAGTCGTCGACAGGTCGGGATCGAAGTCGAACGTCAACACCCCCGATGCCGCCGTGCCACACGGATCCGGCAGATCGAAGATCGCCAGGACAGCCGCCATTGACGCCGTGCCGATCTCGAGCGTGCTGGTGCTGGCCCCCGCGTCGATCTGCGTGATGACCGCATTCATCCGCGCGGTCTTTGCTGCTGTGCTGTAGGTGACTGCCATGATCCTGCTCCCAATAATTTCAATGGACTGATGCAGGATCAGACTGCGCCGAACCGGCGGACATTTTCAGGCCGATGGTGTCCCTGACGGCTTCACGCCGACAATCCGGCGCACCTGGCGCTCGGACAGGCCGAACCGTTCCGCCAGCGCCGAGCAGTTCCCACCGTCCCACTGCGACCGGATCTCGCGCGCGCGCAGCGACTTCTGCCACTGAGTACGTTTGGCCACGTAGATCCGCACCGACAGGCCACCGAAATCCGGCGCAAGCCGTTCCGTCACCCGATGCACTGCGCGCTCGAGCTCGGCCATCGATGGCGACGTTCCGACTGCCACCGCCCAGGTTTCGCCGATCGCCGCCCGAATGAAATCGTGACTGCTCATGCCTGCACCCCCTAAACGACCACCAGCGCCTTGCCGGTGTCAGCCAGCACCGCGAAACGTAGCCCAGACTCGACCACAGCCTGCGTGCAACCCTGGCAGTCGGCCACGCCGAAGTCGTCGAACAGGATGAAGCCGCCGCGGACCATCCGCTTCGGCATCTCGAGCAGGATCGCCCTGGTCGATTCGTACTGGTCGGCGTCGGCGTGCACGAACCCGACTGGTTCCATGTCCACCAGCGAGTCAGGAAACAGGCCCTTGATGACGCGCGCGCGCGGAATGAGCGCCTGCACAGCCTCGACCGACGTGTCGGCGAACTTCCCGACCGGGTTGCCGGTGTCGAGTTCGCTTTGGTATGGAATCCCCTCGAAGGTGTCATAGAGGTAAATCGGCCCCGGCCGATTCTCGGCGAGCAGCAGCGCGCTGCCGCCCTGCCAGACGCCAACTTCCACCGTGGCGCCGGCCGGCGCGCGCGTCGCGTAATACGCCAGACTCGCCAGCGACGCTTCGGCAATCACCGACGGCGCCCGCTTCTCACCCGACACAACCCAGGCCATGCGATCCCCTATCTGGCGCGGCGACGCGCCGCCAGCGCCGCCGCGAACATTGACGGCCGCGCCGATTTCGACTCGGCCGGCGCCTCGATTGCTTCGGGTTCCGCCGCTTGCGTCAGCAGATCCGCCTGGCGCGGCGCGACCAGTTGCTCGAGGCGGTCCCACTGCACCTCGCGGTACTTGTTCAGGTCCAGCACATGCGCCGCCCACAGGCAGTACACCCACAGATCCCATGCCTCGTTCCTGGCGGCCGACGACACCTTCACCCATCGCTCGACGTCGCCCTGCGCGGTGCGCTGGCGCACCCGGTGCTCTGCCGTAAGCTGCTCGAAATAGTCCTCCGGCAGCGAGCTCGGCAGATGGACATACCCCGGCCCCGCCTGCGCCAGCCGCAGCCGGTTCGCCAGCAGGTTCTTCGCTACATGCACGCCCACGAACCACAGCCGAACGCCGTGTTTGAGCACCCGGCCGCGGATATTGACGTCGAACATCCGCGCCCGCCCCTTGATCGGCGTCTTGATGTCCCGATCGCCCTTGATCGCGAACACCCGCTGCGCTTCGCGCGTGCGGCAGTAGGCATAGACCTCGTGCGTGTGGTGGCCGCCGGTATCGATCGCGCACGCCTCGACCCGCAGTTCCCGGCCGCTGGCGTGGGTAATCGTCCGGCGCCGGATCTCGTCGAGCCGTTCCCACACGATCGGTTGACCCGGATCGCCGTAAATCCGGTCGAAGTCCACCAGCCAGGATTCCTCGCCCCGCCCCCAGGCGACGATCTGGTACTCGAGCCGGTCCGCCTGCACGTCGACGGCCATCGTCAGCACCAGGCCGCCGGCCGGCACCTTCATCAGTTCGTACTTCTCGGCCCGCTCGCGAATCCGCTCGTGATCGAGCTTCTCGCCCTTGCGCTTGTACGATCTCGCCAGCCGGGTGTTCTCGAACACCTTGACTTCGCTGTCGTCGCCCGACTTCAGCAGTTCCTCGGCCGCCACCCGCTCGCGCGCCAGGTCAAGCCACGACGCCCAGCCGATCGGCATGTACAGCGCCGAGATCTGGAAACCCTCGATCTGGCCGTTTCCAGGCGCCCCCGCGCGCCACTCGCCGGCCGCCAGCATCGCCTCTTTGTCCGACTCATCGACTTCCGCACCGCATTCCTGGCAGACCATCCACGCTCGCGACAGATCCTCGGCCCACCGCACGTTTTCCCACTCGAGCAGGTGCCGCTCGTCGCAGTGCGGACACGGCACCCAGTACCGGCGCTGCGTCGACTTGGCGAACAGCGACTCGATCCGGCTTTCCCCCTCGGCCGTCGGCGAGCTCGTGAAATACGCCTTCGACGAGTGCGAGAACGTCGTCAGCCGCTTCAGCGCCAGCTCGACCGGATCGCCCTCGGACCCGACATCGGCTTCCCAGCGGTCGATTTCATCGCCGTACAGGTAGCGCGCCGAAATCTCCGACAGGTTCGCCGCCGAGCCGGCCGTCGTGATGTACAGCGTCCCGCCGTCGAATTCCTTCGTGTCGATCGTGTTCGCCGAATCCCGGCTGCGCGGCGCCGCAACCCGCACCTTCAGCTCAGGAACCGCCACAATCGCCTTGCTCAGTCGCGCGCTCGCCCGCTTCGCCAGCCCCTGCGTCGGCAGCAGCACGAGGATGTTGGCCGGCGACTGGTGGATGCACGACCCGATCCAGTTCAGCGCCACCTGCGTCTTGAGCATCTGCGACGCGCCGACGACCACCACCTGCCGGCAGGGATCTTCGACCGACAGCGCCCGCATGACGCCGCGCGCATACGGCGTGCGCTCGACCCGATACGGCCCAGGCTCGGCCGCCCCCGCCGACTTTGGGATCACCATGTGCCGCTCGGCCCACTCGTCGACCGACAGCGCCTCGTCCGGCTCGATGCCATTGGCCAGCGCGTCCAGTTGCGCCTGGACGCTGGCCAGTTCGAGCATGCCGTCAGCTAGGTTGCCCATCGCCATCCATCCCGCCCGACCGAAGCTGCTGCGCGAACGCCCGCAAAGCAATCCGCATTTCCTCGGCGATCCGCAGTTCGATCGCCTTCGCGTCCGAGATCGGCGCCAGCGACGCCGCCAGCCGCGGCGCCATCGACAGCAACTGATCGCGCATCACCCGGCCGGCAGAGAACACGCTGCGGTCCAACTCCTCGCGCAGCACCAGCGAGCCGGCCAGCGTCGCCAGCTTCAGCTCGGCAATCGCCGCCTCGGCCGCCTCGCGCCTGCGCCTGGCGTCGTCATAGGAAACGTGGCCCTCCGGCTGCTCGGCCGGCGGCGGCGGCGGATCACGCCGCGGATTGGCGCGCGCTCGAGTTCGGCTCTTGTAGAGCATGTCCGCGATGTCGACTTCGACCAGGCCATCGACCACCGGAATGCTGCAGCGCTCGATTGCCTTGTACACGGCCTGCCTCGAGATGCCGTGCCGAGCGCCCCACTTAGGAGGTGACAACTTAAGGACTGTCATGACAACTTTTTCGCCAACCAGCCACTAGGAAAAGCACGCGCCCGTGAATGACCCCCGGTGGAAAAGGCTATGGAAGGACCCGCGCTCGATAGGTTTCGACTATCGTCCATCACCGCGACGTCCTCAGCGCCTGCGTCAGCGCCTTGTTGAATTCGGCCTGCGCATGGCGGCGCACGACCTTGCCGACGATCTTCTCGAGGTCGATCTCTTTGCGGTAGACCGGCTGGCTGTCAGCGAACAGCAGCAGCGTCTGGACTTGGCGGGATCTGGCCTTGCGCGCGAACACGCCGGCATCGGTGACGAACACGAACCGACCGTCCGGCATGACTGCCTTCGCCTGCGCAGCCTTGAGGATTCGAATCAGCGTCGGCCCCGGCACGTTGCCGTAGCGGTCCAGGCGCACGTCCGGCCCAGGCACGATCGGACGGCCAAGGAAGCGTTGCTCGCTTCCCTTCAGCTTGCGCCGGCCGCCAGTCAGCAGCGCCTCGAGGTAGGCGGCCTGCCTGTCTTTGAAGCCGACGACCGAGTAGAGCTTCGTCTTGGTTGCGCGTTCGGTGTAGACCGAGTAGCGCGTGGTGTATGGCTTCGGCCGATCGAGGATGCGCTCGAGCTCTGCCGGCATGGCCTTCTTGGCAGCATCGGCCAGGCGTGTCAGCGTCAGCGCCGTGGCGAACGGGATCTGCTCGCGCTGCAGGCGGGTGAGCTGCCGCGTGACGGCCGCGGTGTCGAACTGGACGTCGATCCTCATCGCCTCACCTCGTGGTCGAACGGGGTGCCGATCGCCTGGCCGCGCTCGGTGGCGTGGAACTTGTTCGGGATGCCGCTCATGCCAGCCTTGATCGACGGATCGACCTGGTCGGCGCCGAACGTGTCCCGCAGCCAGTCGATGAAGGCGGCGCACTCGGGCATCTCGTCGCGCAGGTAGCCCTTGGGCTTGCTCATCGCTTTCCCCCTTCCACACCTTGTTCCATACGTTTGCCGAAGGTATGGAGCCCGCAAACCCGCATAGGTGCTGCCTCTTCCATACCTTCCACACCTTCCAGACGATAAATCCACGCACGCGCGCGGGCGCTCGCGTGTGTGCGGGTGCGCTCGGGCACGCACGGGCGTGTAATCGAGGTGTGGAACGTATGGAACGTATGGAACCCCCAGTGTTCATGCGGCCTGCAGCCTTCCATACCTTTGCCGAAGGTATGGAGCCAGGTATGGAATTGCGGGCTGATCTCGACGCTTTTCGGGGTCACAGCGGCATCCTCCCATCTCTGCGCCCGAGATCAGCTGCCGCGGCCTGGACAGCCTTGGCCTGCTCGAACTTGGCCCAACCGGGAAGCAGGTAGACGAATCGCGACACGCCGTTGCGCCGCTCCACCCGCCTGCATCCCATCTTCTTCAACAGCAACCCGACCCGGGTCGCCACGTCCCTCGTCTGCCGGCCGGCGTCGAGCACCAGGGCCTCGGCCATGACGTCGTGCAGCGTGAACTCGCCGCGCGCCAGTTCCTCGATCCAGTCATGCACCGGGTCGAAGAACGAGTCCTCGGCCTCGCGCTTCAACTGCTCAGGGTCGAACAGGTCGCGCTGCTCGTCGGCGGTCGGCCAGTAACGCTCGCTGGCCTTCCACCGGTGCAGCGCCTCGGCGAACAGCTGCTCCCGAACGCCCTGCAGGCCCTCGGTGTCGATCTCCTGCGTGATCTCGACAGGCCAGAAGCGACGCCCGCCGGTCAAATCTTTGTTCCACGCCCACTCGTTGGTGGTCCCCGCGAACACCAGCTGCCGCGGGCATCGAATCTCACGGCGCCCGTAAGTCGGCCGAAACTCGTCGATCTGGCGCGTCAGGAAGGATTTCTGTCGCGTCGATTCGGCCCGGGCCAGCGATCCGAGCTCGGCGAACTCGTGCAGCCACTTGCCACGGATCGCGGACATCGAATCCTTGTTCGCCAGGTCGAGCTCGGTGTCGCTGAACCACTCGCCGGCCAGCACACGGAGCGCGGCGGACTTCCGTTTACCCTGGCTGCCTTCAAGCACCAGGGCATAGTCGAACTTGACCCCTGGGTGCATCACCCGGGCGATCATGCCCAGCAGGAACCAGCGGGCGACCCGGCGGCTGTAATCGGTGAGCGCCACGCCCATGAAATCGGCCAGCCAGTGATCACACCGATCCTCGCCGTCCCACGCCGGCAGCTGCTCGAGGAACTGCCGCACCGGGTGAAAGGCGTGGTCTGAGGCCACCAGTTCGATCGCCTGGTCGACGATCTCGGCGCTCGGCGTCATGCCGTAGCGCCTGGTGAGCCAGATAATCGTGCGCGAGGTATCCACGTCGGTCCACTCGGACCCTCCGAGCTCGGGCTGGCCCGGCACCGGCTTGAGCTTGACGGTGCGTTGCGCGAAGTCATCACGCGCCACGATGTTCTGCCAGTCGTCGTGACAAGACAGGATCAGCACGACGTTCGACAGGCAGGCGACGGTGTCGCCGCGCCGGATGAGCAGCTTGCCCGTCCAGTCGTCTCCCTCGACGGCCTGCGCAGCCGACGTCGAGGGAGACGCCTTGCGGCCCTTCCCGCGCGGTGCGCGCTGCCGAACCAGCAGTGCCTGCAGGGCCTCGAGCGTCGCCCCTTCCTCGATCGCGTCCGCAATGTCCCAGCCAGCCTTCTTCTCCCCCGGTGCCGGGATCTCCATGATCCGCACCTGGGCGCCGTGGCCCGCCAGAATCTCCGCCACCCGCTCGGCAGTCATCGTGCCGGGCTGCTGATCCTCCGGCAGAGGTTCGCCGTCCGTCGTGTCTTTCGGCCGCTGCGCATCGCAGTCGGGCCAGATGATGACCTTGCGCCCGGCCAGCGGGCTCCAGTCGACCTTGTCGACGGCCTTTCCGCCACCTGGCCAGCTGATCACGTCCAGTTTCTCGGCCAGCGCCTGGTGGCCGGCGTCGGCGCACTTCTCGCCCTCGACCACCAGCACCGGATAGCCGTCGCGCAGACGGTTCAGCCCGTACAGCGGCCGGGGCGCTGTCCATTGCATCCAGCGCCACTCGGAGCGGCCCGTCTTGCCGTCGCGCGCCCACACGCACGGCAGGACTTCCTTGCCGCCGGCCGATGTCTTGAATCGATAGACGATCCCAAGCAGCCGCCCGGCCGGGTCGCGATAGGGCCAGGTCATTTCCGGCCGACCGCGCTTGATGTGCGCCACCGGTGCGACCGGTGCGTCGTTCGGCACCGGCACGATCGGCACCCAGGTCGTGCGCGGCTTCGTCTCCGGGGCGGGGCTCGGTGCGGGATCGTCGAGATTGATGTTCAGTTCATCGGCGAGCTCGCG